CCTTCACACCTTCTAGCGTGATGTGATCGTTCTTCTCTTCTACATCTCCGTAGAATTTATTTCCTTGATATGCAATGGAGTAACCTTTGACTCCACTCCATTCTTTGAGATGTGAGATGAGACCACAATAGAGTTCACCTGTTCCTGGTGAATAGAGTCTAATCTTACCATCCCAGACACCACTTCTATACTGTGGCATAAACTTGGCGTTAGGGATATCGAATGTGAAATAGTCTGCGAGTTCATAGTGAACATGTGGTTCTGCTTTGATAGTCAGAAAGATGTTGTTCTTTTTTGCGACGACCAGTTCTGTCATTAGTTGCTACCGTTAATAAATTTCTCCCACTCGATAGCGTTTTTAATTTGGAAACTTCTATTGGAAATCATTTTAAGAACATTATCCAAATAGAAAAGCGCCTTATTAATAAACTCTATTTTCATCTCAATGTTAATTAAATCCTCATCCGCTTCCAAATATACTTTCATCTTCTCGGATGTTTTGATGGATTGTCCAAATGGCTTTTCCTTGTAAACTTCTGGGTCTGCTTCTCCCTGATAATATTCTCTTTTTTGTTTTAACTTCATACGATACTGGAACTCCAGTGCTGTCTTCTCCGTAGAGAAATCTGTATAAAAGTTTAAGTATTTATTGTGTTGATAAGGAATGTCTAGCGAAATCTGTGCTAGGTCTGCTGAGTATTGTTTGCTTTTGAATTGGAAATCGATTCTCGAATCTTCCTCCCATTCTGATTTAACATGACTAAAGAGAGTTTTCAAATCATCAAACTTCATAAATTAAATTCTCCTGTTTTTGCTATCAGTGAAATAATAACGCTCAAATTTGTAAGTTACGTCTGCAGTTAAATACTCTACATTTTGATCCTCCACATCAAATTCTAAAGCCGATAAATCTATTGGAAATAAATTTTCGAAGACAACTATAATATTTGTTTTAAAATTACTGTTTAAAATTTCCAATTGACCGTTGGAATATTCTGGCAATTTTGTGTTATCTAATTCTTCTGCTAAATTATTTTGAGTTATCCATTTATGGACTGTCAAATAATTTTTCATATCTTCGTCTACTATAAATTTCAAACGAAGATCACCATAGGTTAGTCCACCAGATGATACTATTGGAATACCTCTGTATCTAGTTTGTGCTTCAGCAAATCCAACTGAAATATCAGGAATAGAAGCTCTTTGACAGAAGAAATCAACTCCACCAAAAATATCAAGATTCATTTTGAATCCTGATGGAGCTAGAAAATTTCTATTCACAGGTTGTTCAGAATACCATTTGGATGCCATAACCTTATCTTTTTTTATTATTTATTTCCATAAAAAAAGACCCCCTTGCGGGGGTCTGGCAAGAACCTGATAGATCAGGTGAGGTTTGCAACCTTAACTCTTCTGTAATACTGGTTAGTATTAGGAGTAAGAATACCGCCATCTGGAGTACCACCAGCGATTCCGTTGGTGTTGGTGGTTGAAACGAATGGGTTGCTGACCATACCGTAACGAGTCTTGAAGCCAATCTTAGGCTGGAAGGTGTCAGGGTTGATCGAACGAACCATCTGGAGAGGAACGTATGGGCAGTAGAAGAGACCTGCATCGTAAGGTGAGGTTCCCTTGTAACCCATTACATAGTAGTGCTTAGCAGCCTGACCTTGTGAGTAAACAGGAGCACCGAATGGATCGATGTAAACACGGATTCCACCCTGAAGAACGCCAGCAAATACATTGCCAGTGTCATCAACGTTGAGTGAAGTGTTTAGAGCAGGAGCGTAATCAAGCATACCAGCCATCGACATAGCAGAAGCAACGTCTGCTGAGCAGATCATGAAGTTGCCCTTACCACGACGGGTTAGTTGACCGATAGCGTTTGCATCACGCTGGATCTGGAATAGGAGACCCTTGAACTTCTCTGCCATCCAACGACCGTTTGAATCGATATCAAGGTCGAAAGTACCTTGAGTAGCAACGTCTTGCTGAGCGCCAGGAAGGGCAACAGTGTAGACGGTACGGATGATTTCACGGTTGATCTCAGCGAGGATCTCGCTTGAGAGGATGTTAGCAAGCTCTTGCTCAGCATCAAGACCATGGATTGCCTTGAGGTCTTGTGCTAGCTCTAGGGTGTACTCAGCCTTGAGAGCGCGTGTCTTAGCAGTCACCGAGGTCTTCTCGATGCTGAATGCCATCTCGCGGAAGAGTGTACCAGCTTCGCCTAGAACTTCCGAAGTCTCACGGCTCATGCCACGAGCAACTTCATAAGTACCAGCAGGTGAGTCGTTAAGAACTGCAGGGTTGTTGCCCTCAGCATCTCCACCTACGCCAGAAGCGTTACGGACGCTGTAAGCACCAGCTGAAGCATCTGAACCAGCTGAGAAACCTTGATCTGGTTCGTAGTAGAGAGCCTCAGCACCGCCTTGGTTCTCGTAACGAGCACGCATTGCGAAGATAAGACCTGTAGGACCGCTCATTGGTTGAACACCAGCGATGTCATAAGCGACAAGGTTAGGCATTGAACGGCGGATTAGGCTGATTAGGATAGGATCGAAACCAGCAAGACCAGCGGTGTTGCTTGAAGATAGAGCTGAACCAGCAGGTGAAACGGTTCCAGCGCCGAGTGAGTTAACGGCAACCTCGTTGAGCATACCATGCTCTTCGCGAATTGCACGCTCTTGGTTTTCTAGCAGGGTGGCAACTACCTGTCTGCGATATGCATCCTTGATTTCAGGAAGGTCTTTGTGACCGAGAACAGGTGCCCACTTTTCCTGCAAAATTCTTGTATCAGACATTTTGCTTTTACTCCGTTGAGTGATTGGGTTAAAATTATTTATTATAATCAGTTGCTCCAGCGGGAAATCGCCTGAAGATAAGCAGCCATTACTGGTGATACTTCTTCGGATGATTGCTCGCCTGAGACTTCAGGAATTGCTTGCTCAGTTACGACATGCTTAGGGAAGTAACTAGAGATGAGGGTTGAAACTTTGCCACGGAAATCCTCTTCCGAAACAAACTCTACACCTTCAGCAAGAGAAGCAAGTTTTTCTCTTTGGGTATCAACTAGTCCCTCGCTCATCTGATTGAGGATTACGGTTTTTTGATAACCAGCGAGTTTATTATTAAGATCAATGTTACGCTCAATCTGTTCGTTGAGACGACCTTCCATTTCACAAAGCTCCTCAGTCATTGTCTCTACGACATCGACTTTCTCCTCTGGGAGATTGAGGTAGTTTTCTTCAAAAACTTTCTTAAGACCACCCATGAACTCTTCAGCAATCTCAAGCTTGAGACCTGCATCGAGTGCAACTTGGTTTTCTTCTACCCAAGTGGTGATTGCATAGTTGAGTGTTTCATCAACTTTCTCTGCGAGTGATGCAATCTCCTCTTGGAGTTTGGCGGAGAACTGCTCTTCTAGAGTTGAAGCGATAGCAGTTACTTGCTCTTCGATGCGTGACTTAACAGCAGCTTCGAAAATTGTAGTTGCTTTCTGCTTGAACTCTTCTGAGAACTCTTCGCCTTCGGTAAGGGCAGCAACGTCTTCCGCAGCGGAATAGTCGATTGCTTCCATACCAAATACTTTTACATTGTTAGGACCACCAGGAATCTGGTAACCAGATGACTTAACTGATGGAGCTGGATCTTGGTGTTTGCCGCGAGTTTGTGCGTCGCTAACTTTTGAGTTGTGCTTAGCAGCCTTTGCGCCAGGATTATCCTCACCTTCTGGATCTTCGAAATCCGAACCACCATTATCCTCTTCTGATTGACCAGGAGCAATAGATGGAGAAAGGTCAAAACCTGAGTCTTTGTGACCGCCTCTTGTTTGAGCGTCGCTTACAGCACCACCAACTGGTTGCATAAACTGAGTGCCTGAAGATTGACCAGGAACGATTGAAGGGGAGAGCGCACTAGTGCCAACTTCTGACTCAGTTACAAGCTCCTCAAACTTTTCGTTTAAGTTATCTGACATTTGAGATTCCTCGTAATTCTACAATATGTGTTTATTCTATGATTATTTATGAAATTACAAACTTTGTAAGAAATGACTGAAGGCTTTCAGTGATCTCTCCTCAAGATTTTTTCTGGTAGATTCAGAAATATATCTGTGATATTTAGCAATATTAACTTCCTTAATAATGCCGTTTTCCCAAACCCACTCTTTGCCTTCCATGATTCCGTTCACGAATGCGTCGGGCGCGGAAGGATCTGCAACGATATCAGCAGCAGTTGCTAGCATGAAATCATCACGCACATAGTTGGCACCGTTCTTCTCTTCGATAGAACCCATGCCTCTAGAAGAAACGCCAAGCTTGACTCCTGATTCTAGAAGTGACTTAGCAATGTTTCCCATAGGTGTGTTCAGGATCTGTGCCTTGCCAACAAAGTTTGAACCCTCTGCTTTGAGAGAAACAATCTTATGGGACACACGATCCAGATTTACAGTGGGACCATCAGGATGACCCAGTTCACCGAGAGCACGACCAACGTTTACATACTGTTCGTTGTATCTACCAACTTCGCGCTCTAGAACGCCAAATGGATATACACGACCATTGCGATTTTTAATATCTCCTTGAAGGAATACTCCTTCGATGTGGAGAATTTTTTTCCCGTTTGATTCTTCTTCGAGGATTTGAATATCCTCAATGCTTTCGGTGATTAGTTTCATTGTTTTGGTTCCTCTGATGGGGTTTCTTCTACCTCCTCTTCAGGAGCTTCTGGTTCATCGAAAAAAGATTGAGCAACAACTTGCTTATAATCTTTCATCGCTTCTGCTGCCTTTCCATAGAGGATGTCAGCAATTTTGTCTAGTGCTTGAACTCTGTTGCCGTCGCGGACGGCATTAACTACTTCAATAGTGTCCATTTAATTTACCTATAATAATTTATTTATTTTTCTGATGTTTTAGGTTTAGGTGTGACAGTTGGTTCTGGGGGAGGTGGTGGGTTAGCGCCCAGTTCCAGAGTAGCTGCATTCATTAAGTTTGTGTGGATAGGATCTGGAATCTTACCATCAGCAATTTCTTGATCCATCTGTCTAGTGATTTCATCATACTCAGCATCAGACTGCATAAGAACTTGCTTTCTGACATACTCAATAGAGTAATACTTGCCCAAGAAAGGATCTAATGCCGTAGCAACTTGCAAGCGATTCCCCATAAGTTCTGCCTGCTTGAGCTCTTCAAAATGATTATCAAACTGATAGTCGTATTGAATATGCTCTTGCATTTCTTCCCAATCTTCTGGAGCAATAATGCCCTTCAGAATGAGTTGAGTTTTGAGCATGTCATGGAACAATGCGCTAAACTTCTTACGAAGTCTTGCAATCCACTTGGCAAATTTGAGTTCATCGCGTAGAATCTCTGATGAACGACCAAGGGAAAATCCTTGGTTCGAATCATCTAAACGTGATGGTGGGAGGTTGAGTGAGTTGTAGAGTTTCTTTTTAAAATACTCAACGTCCTTGAGTTCTCCTAGATTTTGACCGCCAGGTAGAGTTGTGATTTCTGTACCTCTACCACCTTCACGACGAGGAAGCCAGAAATCCTCAAGCATACTCATATGCTTTTTGTCATCACGGATTTCTCCAGTGGCAGCATCGTACACAAGCTTGTTGCGATAACGTGCCATTACTTCACGAAGGTATTGCTCTGCTTTTACCTTAGGGAGATTGCCTACGTCGATGTAAAAAATACGACGTTCTGGTGCGCGTGAAAGTCTGTAGATAACCAGCGCATCTTCAATCATGCGGAGCTGGTTGAGTGCTTTGATAGACTTGTGTAAGAAACTCAAGACCATTTTTTTATTGTAGTCTTGGATACCTGATGTAATGTAAGTAACAGCGTCGTTTGCAATTCTTACACCACTGCCAACATTATTTGTATCAAATGATGATGCTATAAATCCTCTAGGATTGTACATGTAGTATTCTACATATTCACCAAAATCAAATCTTGCTGCGCTATCGGCTAGAGTGACATTAGATGTGCCGATATTTAATTTTGGATCTTTGTTTTGAACTCGTACTTTTTTAATCTTGAGGGGATCAATATATCTGAGTTCAGTGATACCTGCTTTTGGATTTGCTAGATCAATTACTTTATGGTAGAACATTCTACCGTCAACATACCAAGTTCTAAAAATTTCGTGCGCTCTTGTATCAAACGAAAGAAGACGTTTGATATAATCAAATTCTTCACGAATTTTTTTCTTGATTGATTCGCTTACGTCGAGATTTGTAAGTTCAATTTGAACTGGCGAATCATCTAAACTAGAGTTAATTGCTTCGTTGACAATCTCATCGATTGCCGAATCGACTTCTGGGTGCATCGCCATATCACGATAGCGCCTAATGAGATCAAACTCATTACGCGCTATGCCATCTATATCTACATACGAACCAAAATAACCACCAGCTACGGTGGTTACTGAATCGTCAGCATTAGGAGGAACTGGGGACTGACCTTTCAATTCCTCCGCTTTGCTTTTAATTGAGAATCCAAAAAGTTGACTCATGTTTAAAGTGTCTCACTTTGTATTACTATAGTATTTATTACGCAATAATATTGTTGAAATCTGGGGAGTTAGTTCCGCAAGTCCAATACTGCATTTGGAATTCAACAGTGAAGTCCTCAATCTGGTCATTGCTGTCATAAGCAAGATCAATCTGAGAAACGTTAGTTGGGAAGCATCCAACTAGTTTGTATGTTCTCAATACTCTTCCGCCTGGATCAGATACAGTAGTATCTCTATCCAACTGCTTAACAATGATGTCAGCAGTATATCCATCAGCAGCAGCAGAAGAAGGAGTCCATCTTTCAGCTGTGTTTGCTTCGTGAGCATTCATAGCTCTCATCCAACGCTCCATTGCGTTGCGAACTAGGAAGTTGTTATCGTTGATGAATGTTGCTGTCCATGTATCAAATGTTCTGTCACCTGCAATCTTTACAGTTCTTCCTCTGAAAGGAACTTCAATAACACCTAGGTTAGATGCTGGTAGAGCAGCTGATTTGCAGAGAAGATTTACTAACTCTTTATCAGTAGTGCTGGTTGGAAGAGCTGCAGCGGCAGCAGATGCTGGAAAAACAATATCGACATAAAACAGATTTGGTTTTACGCCTTGATTAATTTTTGAGAGAAAATCTCTTACGTTACTGTTAACGGCCATCGTTTGTTACCTCGTAATTGTTTGTTTTAAAATTATCGACCAGTTACTTCACTGAAACTTACACCAGATCTGGTGGCAACAAATGTAATGGTGATGTAGTTAATTGAACGTGCTGGTTTGATATAAATTTCAGCAACAAATTCGTTTCTGTCAATAACATCTGCTGTGTTATTAGTTTCATCACAAACTACTAGATAATCTGTCACGCCTCTCTTAGACCTAACTTCAGCAAGATATGAACTTGCTGCGTTTGCAAATGAAGCTCTTGTGGCAGAATCATTCAATTCAAACAATACAGTTTTTGCTAGAGCGCCAATTCTCTTCTCAACTGCGAGGAATAAACGACGAACATTGATGCGATCGAATGCACTTGGAGTTGAAAGTGCAGTTTTGTCTCCGTATAGAACAGTTCCTTGACCAGGGAAATATGTGATAGGATTAATTCTCTTGATGTAGAGCTTGTCTCTGTCAGTCTTGGTAGGAACGTATGCTAGTTTGACAGCATTCTGTAAGTTACCTCTGTTTAGTCCAGAAGGTGAGTACCAATCTTCTAAGTTCAGTGAGGTCTGAACGCATAGACCAGCAACATCAGCGTTGCAAGGAATGTAACGATAGGTATCATTGTAACGATCATAGATGTACTTGTAGTTGTTATCAAATACAGCGTATGATGTTGAAGTTAGAGGATCAAAGAAACTAATGATTGCATCTCTTTGTGCGGATGTTGAACTTAGTGAAATGAATCCTTTGTGTGGTGAAACGAAGGCAATGCAATCTTTTCTTGATGCTGCTAGGTTGATAGCATATTGTGCCTTTGTTCTTTGATCTGCTAGAATCTGTAAGCTTCCTCCACCTAGAACGAAATCGATTCCGATTTCTTCAGTGTCAGAGAACAGATCGTAAGCCGAATTGATTGATGAAACATTGGTTGTGTATGCATCAATACCAGCAGAAAGAGCATATACGTTATTTCCAGCTGCAGGGGCAGAAGAACCTACGTAGATGTAAGCAGACTTTCTGTTGATTACGTTAGCATAGAACGATGAAGAACCTTGCTCATCAACTGCATTAGATAGTCTCGACACAAAGAGGTGAGACTCCAGAATTTCATTTGATGGACTGAGAACTAGAACGTGCATATCATTAGCAGTTCCAGGATCAACAGCAATGGTATTCCATCTTACTCCAGAACCACCACTAGTTCCGTCAATGTTCTGATTGTCGTAACCAGAAACACCACCATCAATTACTGCTACCTTAATGTTGTTTGCCCAAGTACCAGCGGTTCTGGCAGCAAACTTCCATGAGTATGTTGATTGATTAACTTCGAAATCTCTCGAAGACTTAATTAGTGGAGCTGATACACCAGTAGTTGTAACTACAGGATATACTTCCGATAGAGTAGTTGTGCTTGCGGTTGCCGCGAAGGTTAGAAGTGTAGCGGTAATTGTAGAAACTGGTTGTGCTACTGCACTGGTTCCTAGTTGACCTCTTGTTACTACAATATCGTTTCCTTCGATATCTTCGATTCTAACAATTTCTGTAGTTGAATCTACGCTGTTTGTTAGTCTGACATATGACCCAGCAGTAAATCCTGTTCCACTAGTTAGACTAATTAGATTCTCTGAAGAATCTAGAGCTTCGCTAACAACAGTTGTTGTTGCTGAGTTCGAGAAAGACCACTTAGTTACAGTTGCTCCTGCAGCATGATCAACTGCTGTGGAACCTAGTCTTGCTCTGGTTACTGTTAGATTTTCTGATCCAGAAACAGACTTTGCGGTAACTTCAAAATATTCGTCATCAACTTTTACAACGTCACCAACCGTGAATGGATCGGCATCAACTACAAATAGTTTAGTTGCGTCTGTAATTACAGAACCAGCTTCTGAAACGGCATTCTTTAGAAGCGCATCTTCGATTCTTACTACTTGTAGTTGACCGCCGTATGATAGGAAAGTTGATGCGGTAAACCAATCTTCGTAGTTGCTATTGTTTGGTCTACCGAAGTATTCGACCAATTCTCTTTCTGTTGAAATGTTAGTAATTGTTCCTACTGGACCCTTCTCAAAACTACCTACTAGTGCGGCAGTGTTTGCTTGGGTATTTACAATAGTTTGTGCTGTTAAATCACGCTCTCTTAGAACAATTCCAGGTGATACTTGACCTGCCATGTTTTTCTCCTCGTGAAAAGTAGTTCATTTTAATCTAGAAATATTTATGAAAATGTTTATTTCAAATGGGGAAACAATGCATGAACTTACCAATTAGGATATTCCCACAAAACATTTTCCTTTTTCTCTCTGCTTTTTAAAATTCTTTTAATCGTGCAATCTTTACATTCATAGGAATAAGAAGATGGTAAATACTTTTTTGATTTCCTAATAATATAATAATCAGTCATTAAGTCTTTAGTTATGCCACAAACTCTACATTTTCTTTCTTTGAATAAAAGATGCTCTAAAGAAAACTGATCTTCGATATCCATTAGAAACCTAACATGTATTCTACATCTGCGTAAGGATTGCCATATCCATCCATGTACCAAATATTACCGTCTTCATCCACAAATTTTTCTTCATCATCTAATCCATCTGATATGAATCCAAATGGTGCCATGTCCTGTTCAATTTGATTTTTCTGTTCTTCGTATATACGTTTGCGAACATCGTTATCTGTCATTTCCCTAAAATAGGGTTGAACCGCTAACCATGAGAACAGAACAAGACACATTACTAAGTCATCGTTATAACCATCATCAGCTTCAAATGATTGATTTTTTTGAATGAATGTAGTAAGTTCGCTAATAATTTCATAGTCTGAAATTAAGAGTTTGTCATCTTCAATTAGTGTCTTTAAGTTTGAGCAACCAACTTTCTTAGTCACCTTTGACATTTTCAAACCAAGTTGGGATTTAGTACCAGAGAATCCCTGACCCACAATTTGACCAGCTCTGCCTCTCATGGCACACATCAGAATATTTGGATACTCCAAATCATAGTGAAGGATGTTTGTTACTTGTTCTCCAATATCATTCACTTCAGCAAGTATATATGCTTTATTGTAATTTAGAGCAACTTGTTGTATGATATTTGGGAATAGGATAGGTTTAATTTCATTGTTGCGATATTTGGCGACCACTTTCCAGGGTAGTGTTGTGATATCGAATACGACAAAAGCTGAGTAATCGTTATTAGTTCCACGCGACACGTCAACCGTCATGATATAGTCGTGGTCTGGTTTTACTTCTTCATAAACCTTCAGACCTTTACTATTATCTTGAATAGGATCTTCAAATACCATCGAACGTAGTTTCGAGCCTGAGATGAGAGTATCAACTGATCCTAAGAACTCACATTCAAACTCCTGCGTGAACTGCCTCTCAGAGGTGTTCCTAATGGTCTCTTGCTTCCATGCTTCGTCTCTTCCAGGAACTGCACTCCAATGCACTTCTAGGGGCACGTAGCCGTTCCTGCCGCGCTCTGCGTCGTGCCACAGCTTGTAGAACATGTTCATACCCTGTGGGGTAGAAATGATAATAACTTTTGTGGTCTTACCAGACGAGATGGTAGGATATACAGACGAGAAGAACTGTTCCGCCATGTGGTTGGGAACGAA